GAATGGGACATCTTTATCGTGATTAACGACAGCCTGTTTGCCTATCCAATCAAGCGTAGGCATAGGCGTTTGGTGGTGTATTTGAGGAGTTTCGCATTGCCCGAACAGTACCGCCTACCTTGACATCTATCAAGGTGATAAGTGTCAGCTTCCGCCTTTGGAAGGCGAGAAGTAGCCTGAAAGATCACAACTACTATGGAACGTCTACCTAAACTCATGGCAATGAGCGATGTACGCGAGTGTCTCGGCGGACTCTCACGTCAGCGCGTACATGAGTTAATTCGTAAGAAAGAGCTGCAGTACGAAGAGACATCCGCAGGGCGCATTTTTCTTGCCAGCGAGATCCTCAAACTGAAGCGAGAGATGGAGAAACATCCTCGCTCAAAGGCTCGAACGGCCAGAGATGAATGATTAACTCTCTTTCACTCTTCTCTTTTTCTTCTCAAGTTGGATTTTCCCATCCTTCAGGGTGAGCTTGCTCTTTAGACATGAAAGCAGCTCATGTTTTTCGTCTTTTGTTCCTTCTCGCAAGATATATTTCGCATACCTTCGCACGTCGATACCCTGCATATCCGGTGCAGTATTTTGTCCGAAAACCCCTGAGCTGAACTTCTTATATCGTGCGACTTCCTCTTCCAGTTTGAAGCGCATTCCCAACTCATCAAGATCTACGTTGTCGATGATCTCCGAAAGTTGCTCAATGAGTTCTTCCTCACGGATGGATGATTCTTTGCAGCGAAGATTTCGCGAGTGGGTGCATCGGTAGTAGATATATTTGCGGACGCTTCCGTCTTTGAGTGGTTTGTGTTTCTCCTCAGCCGTAATGCCCGATCCGCAGCCGCCGCAGATAAACATCCGTGTGAAATGGAAATTATCCATTCTTGATCCCCATTCTCGCTTTGGTCCCATATCGAGTAGCTTCTGTACTTCGTCGAAGAGATCCTGAGAAACAAGTGGCTCATAATCGCCCTTGTAGAAGTTGCCGCTGCCTTGGGGATACTCGAATTTTCCCGTGTAGAAGTGTTGACGCAGCATTCTGTAAATCATGCTGAGAGTGATGCGTTTGCCCTTGCGGGTTGTGAAGTTTACTTCTTTGAGCCATTGCTGGAGCACCCGTCCGCTTGCGCATTGTTGTGCCGTGTGCTCGAACATCTGTTTAATGATCGGTCCGCGTATGGGATCGATAATGACTTTGCCTCTTCCTAATCCTGATTGTTTCTCCAAAAGATAGCCGAGGGGGACAAGACAAGGGCGATAGCCCATCTCCACTCGCGTTTTCTGTCCGCGTTTTACATTGAGTCCTCTGTTGTCGTTTTCCAGCTTCGCTTGCGAGCAGAGAATCATGAGCAGGAACTTTTCATTTGGATTATTGGTGAATCTTTGCCCATGAGTGCGAATGTCGATAAGGAATCCCTGATCCATGAGGTCGACAACCGAGCCAAGATCTCCGGCGTTTCTGGAGAGTCTATCCGGTGCCCAGGTTAGGATTCCCGTAAATCCTCCTCGCCGGACATCTTCGAGTAATTGTTTGAATACGGGTCTTGCACCCGAAGCTTTTGCACTGTGACTTTCGCGCCGAATCTCAACGATCTCAAGACCTTCGCGCTTGGCGACCGCGAGCATCTCTTTGACCTGCGAATCAATGCTCAATGCCTGTCTCTCATCCTCTTCACTCGATTTACGTGCATAAAGGCAATATCGAGCTTTGACGATGGCTTTCTCGAGTGGAGCGCTAATACGTGCATTGCCGAGCGTAGGTATGAATGGAGCCTTCTGGCTCAGGGTAGTAGTGCCCATAAAAAGGAATAGGAAGAAATAAGAATTAAAGTTTTCGCACGTTTGGATATTGTTCGATGAGGGTCTGATAGTTTTTCATAATTGTTCGTATCTCCTCATGTGAGAGGCCGGAATGATCACGAACAACGGGAAGATCAAACATATTCGTGATCCCTGATTTCCTGACCGCTTCATAGGCTGCAAACTTTTCCTCGGTGATGGTTGGAGTAATGATGTCCACGCTGATATGAAAAAATAAATTAATGGGCTATCGGTGGATATCCACGCATACCACGCGATGATCTGAATATGTGTGGAGGGCATTTTTTACTTCTTTTAACCACTCACCGTCTTTCTTCCTCTCTGTGTGCCACTTCATCCAGCCTTCTACAATGAAGACTTCCCACTCATGCCACCACCCATCCGGCGTCACCATGGCTGCGGGCAAAATTTCTTTTAAATCTTTCTTTTCAAGAAGATCTGCAGCTGGAATGACATCGTTTGGAAAATGCCTCCACCTTCCTCCGATTTCATACCAATCCCATTTTGCTTTCGGATTGAATGTTTTAATGGAAAAGATTCCTTCTCTATCGATCCCACCAAGGCTCCCTTTCCAATTTTTCATGTGTAAAACGAGTGCCTTCCGATCATTACGGCGTACGCCGTAATGTTTCGCCATTGCCGCGATTTCTCCGGCATCCAGATATTCCTTGTACGGAGGTACTTCATGCTCATCGCTGTACAGCCTGAGTGCTTCGGCAACATATTCCTCGATCTCGCCTTCCTGTGGAATGAAGACATAAACGCTGTAGTGCATAGAATTCTTGGTAAGTGCTCCTGTACACAGCAATGGCGCTAACCGATGCCAAAGGCTAGGCGAAAGACCCGCCTGCCATCCTCTAAAACCCTCTAAATCGCTTAATTGTCGTCATCATCATCCGATTCGTCGATATTTCCTCGAAGACTGTCCCATCCGGTCATGGAACCATCATTTCCAAGAAAGTAGATCCCGAATGATTTCAGTTTCTCTTCGAGCGCCTTGATGATGAGCAGCGAAAAAGCATCAGCCAGATCATCGTGTTTTTCTATGCCGAAGTTCGTGAGTTGATTGATAAGATCTTCCGCACCTTTCCTTGGGAAAAGAACCTGCCCCGATTGTACCGCGTGTGAAGTGAGAGCGAGCCTTGCCCGCTTATCCTGTCCTTTTACCTTCACAGGCTCGGCTTCGTAGCCTTGTTCCTTTAAATGTTCGGCAAGCGATGCCTGATAACCGACATCCTCAATGAAGAGCTTGGACTTGTTTCCATTTCCAGTTAGATCCGCCACCTGCTTCGCGCGTTCCAATGTCTCAAGTGATGTCAGTTTTTCGTTTACCGGATTTGGAAGGATGTACATCCGAGTCTTGCCGTCGATGTAATACAGTCGCGCCGAAACCATCGCCGTATAGTCGGCGCTGTCGCTTAGGGATATTGCGAGGTCAATTCCCGTTCCCGTATGCATGAAGCGCACCTTGGTGCCGCCTTTCGCCGTGGATTGTTCCGTCGGGAATTCGTCGTAATATTGAATCCAGGCTGGATGGATTACTCGCTCTGCATTGGAAAGAATCGTGAGAAGAAATTCACGATGCCATGCCGCGTCGCTTCCGATGCGGGATTTCTCCTGTTGTATGGATTCATCGGTCGGGTATTTGCCCGGCCAAAGAGTTTTTCCCTGCGGATCGAGAAGTGGGTACTCCCTGTATTTTCCGCTCATGGAGCCGTCTTGAATGTGTCGCTCGAATTTCTTCAGGAGGCAATCTTCATGAAGGAGGTTCCCGATAACGAACGTGCGCGTCTTCGGTCCGCCAGCAGGAATGACTTCGCCCATGAGCCACTGGTACGTCTTATCCCTTCCGTCTTTTGTTTTCACTGACTGCAAATCCTCAATGTCATCGCAGATAATGAGTTGTGGACGATGCGGCCCGTGCCGTATGCCGCGCACACTTGTTTCCGTGGATGCGGCTGTAATACGCGCTCCGAGCAGAGGTAGAACGATGGACGATGAATTCCATTCATCTTCGCGCTCATCGAAGGGTCCGAGATCTTTTCTTAGAAGCGGATTCCGTTCAATTTCATCCTTCAAATTCTTCAGATGCTGACGGGCTTGGGATTGCGTCTGCCCGAGGATCAGCACGAACTTGATTCCCAGTTTCCCCAAGATAGCCCACAGCGGAAAAGACAGACTCACGATTGTCGATTTCGCGGAGCCACGAAATGCGGTGATCGCTGTCAGCTGTTGTGTATCATCTTCGGTCGAAGCGAAAATCTCATACTGAAAAGGTGCGGTCGGGCATGTTACGTAATGTCCAAAGTAGACATGGAAGAAATAGAAATGGCTTTCCCGCGTGAGTCCGCGCCGGAACGGTTGATCGTGGAGAATGCGAGTAAGAACATCCGGGGTTAGTTGTTCGGTAGGCATGGGAGAAGAGAAGAAATTAGAATTTCATACGAAGAATGTCTTCGTGACCGCCATTGTCTCGGTCACCACTGTGATCCGGATACATAAACCGCTCCCACTCCGAACTCCTATCCACCTCCGATTTCGTGAGGCCGCGATTGAGATCCCCAAGACTCAGTGGCTTACCGCGCCCGCGCAGTTCCAAGAGTGGCAAAATGAGTGTGGAGAATGCATCCGCGAGATCGTCATAGCGCTCATTCCCGAACCCCACGAGCTGTTCGATCAATCGCTCGCAACCGGTCATCGGGAACCGTATCCGCCCCGATTGGATTAGATGAGAGGCAAGTGCGAGACGAGAACGCTTGTCCTGCCCTCTCGTCGGTACGCCGGTCACGGGGAATCGCATTGCATCCAGCTGTTCGATCAGTCCCCGTTGAAAGCCGACATCCTCGATATACAAATCCGTCTTCTCGCCGCCGCCAAGTACGAGCGAGACGGACTTCGCCCGTTCAATCGTCTCGAGGAAACTTAGATGCTCATTGACGGGGTTTGGCAGAATATAGATGACCATATCCTCGCCGTACCCGTACATTCTGCCAGAGACCATTGCCGTATTGTCCGCACCGTCCTCTTTTGAGATCGCGGGATCGATGCCTGTCCCAATCATGCGGAAGGGCAAGGTATCTTCGTCTGGAAATGTACTGTAGTACATGATCCACGATGGATGAATGAGTCGCTCGAGATCTGGAATGATCCGGAGCATGTACTCGCGCTGCCATGCGGCTTCACTGCCGACCCGCTGTCGCTCGGCCTCTATGGTCTGGATCGTCGGGTATTTCCCCGGCCAGAGGCATTTCCCTTCGTTGTTCATGATCGGGTATTCACGAAACGCACCCTGCATCGTTCCACTTGCGATTTCGCGTTGTAGTCTCCGCAGCAGGCAGTCTTCGTGCAGAAGATTCCCGACAAATACGATGCGCGTACCACGGTCACCCGCCGGAATGAGTTCTCCCTTTACCCATGCGTACGTCTTGTCCCTGCCCTCCCGTGTTTTTATCGACTGCAAATCCTCGATGTCATCACAAATGATTAAATCCGGGCGGAATTCCTTATGCCGAAGGCCACGGACGGACTGGTCGATACTGACCGCCATGATCTTGGCCCCGTAACTGCCGATGACAAGACAGCTGTTTCTCCACTCATCTTCCTCTTCATGGTACGGCCAGAGATCCTTGTGCAGGAGCTTATTATTCTCCAGCTCATCTTTGATATTTTTCAGGTGCTGGCGTGCCTGGGCTTGCGTCTGCCCGACGAGCACAATGAATTTCTTGCCCGGCGTCCCGAGGATCGACCAGAGCACGTAAGACATGTTCATGATGGTCGATTTTGCGGAACCACGGAATGCCGTAATGACGATGGTCTGCAGTCCATTGCTTTCCGTTATCCGGAACATGTCTTTCTGAAATGGTGCCGTCCGGTACTTCACGTAGTGCGAAAAGTAGCAGTGGAAGAAGATCTCGTGGTGCTCGCGCGTGAGCTTGCGGCGGGCTTTGCGGTCACGCAGCATCAGCGCCACGAGTTGCTCCATCCGGGGAGGGCGGTTGTTCGTCATGAGAAAGTGGGGAAGACGAAAGAGAAGCGGCGTCCTCGTCGCCGAGGGATGCCATCTTGAGAGCCTCGGTGATTGCGGCTTCCTGCTCCGGCGTGAGCGAGTCGTTGTCCTGCTTGATCCGTGCCGTCACCTCGAGCTTATTGTTGTAGTTCGGGTTCCGGTGCTTGAGCCAGTACATGACCGCGCCCAAGTTATTGTCGCGGATCGCGGCAAGAAGCTGGCTCTCAGCCATGTCATTGACGAGGTATGTGCCTTCGGCCAACGCTTCGTCCGCCGTTTTGGAAAATTCGGGATCTTCCTTTTTCCAACGATAGTAGGTCGCACGTCCGATGCCCGCCTTCTCACAGGCGATGGAGACGATGGGGACTTTTCGCAGTTGCTCGAGAAGCAGAGTTTGTTCGCGGGCTTTACGCACTTCGATAGCCGCCGATTCCCGCTGCGATTCTTTCTTAGTTGCCATGGTGCGCGGGGGAAGGAAGTTTGGTTGCCCCAGTGCCCATCAGTTTTTCAAAGCGCCGGATAATTACCTCGCAGTAGTGCGGGTCGAGTTCGATAGCGATGCATTTTCGTTTTGTCTGCTCGCAGGCGATCAAGGTGCTCCCGCTACCGGCGAAGGGTTCATAGACCGTGTCTCCGATTTTGGAGCTATTGAGGATCAGCTGACGTAGCAACCCCACAGGCTTCATCGTTGGGTGCAGCACGCTTTTAGACGGTTTCGGGTACACAATCACGCTCTTGTCCTTAGATCTGCGAAACTCATGCACGCCGAGCCAGGCGTAGGCGATGAGTTCATGCTGCGGGAGATAGTCGAGCCGCCCGACGATGGCCTGGGTCTTTACCCACACAAGCAGCTGCGCCAGATGGCACCCTGCGTCCTGCATCCCGTCACGAAGTGGAAACACCATCCGGTCGGAATTGAAGATGTAGAGGGCGTTCTTGCGTTGAAGATACGGCTTCACCGTTTCGATCCACCTGCGGGTGAAGATTCTGTATTCGCCATCGCTCTGCAGGTGATCGTTCTTGATAGCTGTGTGTGTTGTCTTTGCCTTCCGGAATCCCTCCTTGCCCTCGACGTAGGCAATACCGTATGGCGGGTCGGTGAGAATGAGTGCGATCTTCTTTTTGCTCATGACGCTGCTTACAAGTGCTACGTCCGTGCAGTCACCGCAGATGAGGGTGTGTTCGCCGAGCGCAAAGCGGTCGCCGGATTTAACGGTGAACTTCGTCATGGCTTGAGGAGGGAAGCTTTCGTGCCCGTGAGAGCCTCGAAGCGGCGGATAATGAGATCACAGAAAATCGGCTCCACTTCCATGAGGAATGCCCGGCGCTTTAATTGCTCGCAGGCGATGAGAGTTGAGCCGGAGCCACCGAAGAGATCGAGCACGGTGTCTCCGGGCTTCGTGCAGCGGCGCAGGGGCTTTTCATGCAAGGTTGGCGGTTTTTCTGTGGGGTGCTCGTACTGGGAATTGTGGATGCGCTTCGCTAGCCAGATATCGAGATGGTCAAGAATGTCATCGACGGCGCGGTTCCCGCTCCCGATTTCCTTATTCAATAACTCCGTCATGCTGCGCAGATTTTTATTGAGATACGGCTTCCCGCGGATTCCGTACACGCATGGTTCGTAGCATTTGGAGAACGCGACTTCCAAGGTCACGTTTAAGTTATTCTTGATCCAGAGACAGGTGCGTTGCGGGTTCAGGCCAACCTCCGCAAACAATGTGTGCAGAAGACCGATGTAGCTGTGGTCGCAGTAGCAGAAGAAGTGACAGGCGGGCTTCGCGACGCTCAGGGCATTCTGGAATGCGCTCTGCAGGAATTTTTTGTACTCCTCATCACTCTTATTGTCTTTTGTCTTCCCGCCGTAGCGCATGGTATGCCCAACGCCCTCGTTGTAGTTCAGGTTGATGTTATACGGCGGGTCCAGATAGATCATATCTGCCTTCACCTTGCCCATGAGTTTTTGCACGTCATCCAGATTCGTCGCATCGCCGCAAAGGAGACGATGGTTGCCGAGGGCATACAGTTGCCCAGGTTTCGTTTTCGGTTTCTTGATTTCCTCCAGTTCCTTTTCTACATCGAATCCATCATCTTCCGTTTCGAGCATCCCGTCCCAAATGCTCGAGAGTTCGCTGTCGCCGAATCCCACGTCCATGAGCATTCCTACATCGAAATTTTTTAGCTTCTCCCAATCCCACTCTCCGGTGGTGCGGTTGAGTCGGAGGTTCAACTCCTTCTCTTGTTTGATACTCGGAAGATTGACGTAGATGACCGGCACGGCCTTCATGCCGAGCCTTTTTGCCGCCTCCAGCCGCATATGGCCGCCGATCACGATATTTTTTCGTTTGGTGGCACCGTTGGCGATGACCGGATCGATGAACCCGAACTTCTGGATACTCTCAGTGAGCCGTTCGAGCGCGGCATTGTCCCATTTTCGAGGATTGTAGGTTGCAGGATGAAGGTCATCGATTGGCACCATCACGATCCGGAGATCCGGCGGTGGCTTGCGAAGTGCGGCCGATGGGGTATGTTTGGAGCGAGACATAAGAGAAAGAGGAGGAAGGGCGATCTTTGTCGAGTGTCAGCATAGGAAAACGGGCAGGGCACGGATGACCTGCTTCATGCGTGCCATTGACGGATGCTATTTCTAGTTTGCCTTTTTCTTTTTCTCCGCCTTTTCTTTCTTGTGCTGTTTGCGCTGCTTATCAATGCACTCCTTCGATCCGCATGTCACTTGCTTGGGCTTGTGAGGTTCGGGGATGAAGCACTTGTGGCAAATGATGCAGCGGGGATCGTCGTAGTGGCCAACAATACTTTTGACCGTCCTCTCTTCTCCGGTGAGCAGGAAGAGAAATTGATTCACGATGAAGATCATCCTGTTCGTATCCTCGGCCTCCATGAGCGCACTGTCATCGAGTTCACGGAGGTATATTGCGGGAGTGCGCCGGAAAACAGACCCCTCGTTGAAGATGCTCTGCTGCGAGAGGAAGAACCGCCAGTTGTCTATTTCTTCAATCGTCAGGCCGTGCGCCTTCAGAATATTCCTAGCCTGTGTCTGAAGATGTGATTCTTCCTTTAATCGGTAGTGCGATCGCCACTCGCGCCGTGCCTCTGTAACGCTTCCAAATTCCTCCATAAACTTTTGGAATGTCTCGTACCGCTTTTTCTGGTACTCCTCAAACAATATCTCCGCATCGATGTAGAGCCGCAGGAAGCGGTAAAGCTCCGAGAGCCGCTTCACGAGCGCGTCACGGTAATCTTCGCCGGGTCCGTGGGTCTTTTCGTACATGCGGATGATTTTCAGTGCGAGGATCTGCCGCTCGTCGTAGAGGAGTTCATAATCGTTGCCGGCAAGTTCTCGATCAGTTGTGTAGCCGCCGTGATAGCGGCCCTTCCACGGGAAATAGGGAAGGGTGGAGGGGAAGTCGATGTCATCCTTGTACCACTTCATCCAATTCTCCCGTCCGATCATGAGACCGGGTGTTTGGTAGTACATCTGGGGATCGATTTCCTTCGGCTTGAATTCCTCAACGGTCTTCGGCCAGACGTAGATCCATTTGTCCTGGCCCTGATGCTGGGCATAGATTTTGCGTAATTCCTCCACACCGACATGTACTCGCGCGGCTGGATATAGAATCCCTTCACGGTGAAGCTTTTCTAATTCTTTCTCGTTGGTACGGGCATTGTTCCGGTCGCAGTAACTGGCGAAGGTGCCGGATGTCCGAAGGGTGGTTTGCCGGAAGGGAGCCTGCTTTGCATTCTCCGGAGGGCGAGGAAATTCAGCATGCTCTTTGGTGTTCTTATGAGGCAT